GAGAGTCTCTTCCTGATATAGCCAATAATTTGTTGCCCAAATTTCTTTCATAAAATTTATTGTATTCAAATACATTTGTGTTTGATGCTGTGGCATTATTATCATAATTTTGAAAATCACGGGAATCTAAATACGTGTAATTGGTTGTTGATAGTGGGAAATTAACTGAAAAATTTGTAAACCCTAACTCTTTCAGAAAAAACGGATACGATTCGATGGCATTTATGATTGCCTGATTCAAATCATATATCGGAGTATCATCAACTTTTGCGGAATCTAATCCAAAAAATTCTTGTCGTGTAGTGTCCTGCACTCCATATGTTTCGTAACGCGATCCGGGCTGAATATCATAATAATATTGCTGGTTGTCATAAGCATCATTAATTTGAACATGTAGATCAGGAAGAACAGACGACAACGGGGGAAGATTTACACCCAAAGGTTCAAATTCATTCGTCTGAAGAATAGATACAATTGCCTTTTTAACCAAAGTTTCTATTCCAAAATCGCTTCCTCTAAGATTAGCTTTTACAACTCCTGTTGAAAGTCGATCACGGTTCTGCGCATAATATTGGCATATTTTTTTGATTTTTTTGGTAAAAAACGGAATTGCGACATCAAGTGATTGATTATCTTCAAAATTTAAATTTGAAAGAAATCTTTGTTCATCAGGAGATGAATATTTTAAACTTATTTCTTTAAGTAAATTAATATACTGGAGACGTACAAAAGAAGTTTTATCTGATCTTTTTACGTTCTTATAATCAAACCATACGCCAAGATATTTGTTATAGCTTGTTATATAAGCGGCAGTATCTGTGCTCGATATTTTTAGATTTTTCAACCAATCTATAAGGGAATAGGCGGAATTAAAATCCCCCGGTATTCCGGTATTATCTGGATTTAGAACTGAATTATAAGGTATATAATTTTCCAGAGAAGAGGATGGGAATTCGCCTGCCATAAAATTAATTACTCCCGCTCAGTAGCCCTAAACCTAGGGAAAGTTGATAATTTATCATATTATCCACTATGTTATTTTGATCAAACCAATCAGAATAAGTGCTGATGGTTTTTGTTATTGTTGTTTTATCATCAGTCCAGTCTATCAAATTATTATAAAATAAACCATTTGTTCCTCCATTATAAGCATAAACATCATAGTATCTAGAAACTTCTGTACCGTTAACACCATCTCCTAGTACAAGGGGCCATCCCCAAGTGGTGTTAACATCACTCAAATGCACCACTTGTGTGTTTCCTGACAAGAAAGAATTGGTTAAAACTCCATAGTTTGTTAATATCCCGTCCGAATAAACCTCTCCGAACCTTTCATATAACACCACCTTTCCTGACGTTGGTACAGTTGAAGTAAACCAACTTAATTTTGTTCCTAAATTTTTTCCATAATTTGGATTGGATATGGTTTGTTTTTTATCATAATTCGATGAAAATTGGTTAGGAGAGCCCCTAAAGTATGAAAGTTTGGTTGAAAACAGGTTAATCAGTCTTTGTACGTCGGGAGGAAATGGAAAATTATAATTTTCAAGATCTACGCCTATTACGGATTCCATGCTTTGAAGGGCAGTCAATTCATCAGCGTCCAAATCTGAATTATTCAGAACAAAATTTGATATTTTTTCATAAATTCTCTTTCCTAACGAATTTAGCTGGCTTTTGCTGTTTCCTACGATTGGACCTAAAAATTGATCAAACAGAACATTTTTATTCAACAATGATTCCTGAAGAACATAAGATTTTATATTTTCCAATGCATTGAAATCTTCATTGATTTTAGCTAAACCATAAGCACCGCTTACCGGATAAATGTCGAATGTTGTGCTTTGGCCTGTTATGGTTCTAGTCCGTGTATTATAATAATATTTGTTGATCCATCGCATGCCAGTCCAATCACCATATGCCCGAAGATTGCAAGGGTTGACATCATCGGTATTGATACGGTTTACATCAACAGTATTCAACACGGTAAATTGATTTAAAGGATACAAATATATTTTTTTATCAAAATTATGCACCACCCACAAAATATTTTCTGTATCACAAGCGAGTCCTTCGATACTTTGATATTCCGTGGTGAGATTTGTTGCACTTCCTACTGAAAATGTGGTTGAATCAGTTCCCGTCTTAACTCTCAAAATATCTTGTTTATTATACAAGGCATAAACATATTGATCTTTATCAACTGCCAGAGGTCCAAGACCACTATAACCGCTTAAAGGATAATTCGAATCCAGAACTCCTGTATTTGAAGCATATTTGTACAAGAAGTCGTTTCTATTAGTAATACTAGAATTGTTTTTCAAGTAGGTCATCACCGTCATGTACAAATTATTGTCCCTATCAATTAACAATTGTTGAGGACTAAAAAGAGTGGGAAATTCTTTTGCAGCCAAAAAGTTTCCATTTGGATCAAATTTTATCAAATAACCTTTTAAAGGATTGGAATATGTTACCCATATATTGCTGTCCAAATCAGTTTCTACGCATGTCGGAAGTATGGTGCTTTCATTTGCATACAGTCCACTCAAAGCCGGTGTGGTATACTCCAAGAAAATTTCTATAGGTATTCCCAGATATGAATCAATAGGACCTGCACTGAAAGTGTTTAAAATTGAAAAGTTTGCATTAGGATATCTAGGAAACGCTTCAGCATCCACATATCCGGTATCTCTTTGTATTCGTATGCACGAACCGGATGTGTATAAAGTAATCCAAGCATTTGCCTGACCATCCAATGCAATTGATGATGGTGTTGCCCCTGAAACTGTTCCTTGATAATTATAATAAATAATATTTCCTGAAGCATCTATCCGAGGTGCATTAGAAAGATCTATGTCAAATATTACCTCTCCTGTCTTTTTTAATTTTAAAATTCTGTCTCTATCAGAATCGGCAAACCAAACCGCATCATCCTCTGAAGGGCTTACTGCTATTGCAAAAGGATTTTTCAAAACACCGGCAAAAACAGTGGGAGAAGTGCTGTTTGCGGTCAGTTGAACGGCCAAAGTATCCCCACATGCATCATAATTTCTAAATTTGTTATACCTATAAATGTTAGATGCTATGGATTCATTTGAGGTTATGGATATGGAATATGAGTCCAACCCCTGACCGAGCCAAGAATATGGGGAATCCTTGGCAAAAAATGCAGGATCGGTTATTGTTACTGACGCAGTTAGCGCAACATTCTCAAGGGCATATGGGCTATTAAAATATCCGGCATAAAATCCCCCGGTTCTTGTTATATTTTTTATATTATTATTTTTATAGAATTGTATCCCATCAATCGATTTTTGGGCACATACCGATATCAGATTACAAGTTAAATCGAAATCTTGGCTGGTATTATTAAAAGTAAGTAGAGGGTATTGTTTTGTGCTGTAATTTTGCCCGTCTTTGAGTTTTATCAGAAATGATACTGGATAATTTTGCCATTTAATTTTATTGATATAAAAGGTATCATCAACATACCCTTCGCCATCTATTCCGTTTGAAGTTATGGACAAAACTTCTGCCGGATTATATCTATTTTTTACTGGAGTTACAATTGAAGAAAAATTATTATAAGGTAAATTTGCAAAATTTTCAGTATAATTCAAATTAGGAGTTTCATTTCTTGAAGGAAATTTCGAAGTATCCAAAGAGGCAAAAAGAAAAATAGGAGCTTCCGATGTCAGATTTTTGGGATATTGATCTACATAATAAACCGTGACAGTTCCGCTGGTTCCGGCCAATGTGCTCCCTTCATAAGGATATGTTGTTTCCACAATTTGATTGTTTGAAACATAAACATAGATTGGATCTGCAGTTGTGATTGTGGAACTTAAAATTCCGAAACGAGTATCTGCTTTTTGAACAAAAAAGAAATATGCTTGCAAATGACCCCAAGGATCCTTTATATAATTTTCTAATTGCAAATAATCAGATTTGCTTCCGCTGGCATAAAAATTAAGTGTATAACCTTCGGCAGAAACTGTGGGAAAGGATTGCCAAGAATTAAAACGAGTAAATTCTATGGCATCGGAAACCTGACCGCTCTGTATTGATGCTATTTTTTCGGTTTCAATATAATTCGATTGTATATAATCTCCTATATAATTAAAAGCGGTGACTTGAAAGGTTTGACATGCCTGAACTGCATTTCCGGCGCTGGTATAAGCATAAAAAGTTACATCATACACCCCGGGCCAATTATAATAATGGGTTGTGCTTAAACTTGTTGAAACTGTCCCGTCCCCGAAATTCCAAAGACCTTTTTTATCGCTTATGGCTAAATTTGATGAAGATAAAGATGCTACAAAAGATAGGGGAGTTACATCAAGTGTGTAGGTACTTAATGTCTCCAAACCCGTAAAGTTTTTTACACTTATATTGATATAGGTGCATGTCATATGCCATGTTAAACGGTTTCAACGACAATTTCGATTCTCTCTAAGAAATTGTCTTTATCAAAAAGGTATGGGAATTGGAAATAATCCATATTGATATTTTGTGTAGAAACGTGAATATCTTCTTTATCATATACACTATTCCAATAAAGAAGACTGATTCCATCAGCTTCCACTATCCGACCATCTGGAGCTACACGTTTTGTATAAAAACTTTTAACACCATTCACCTCGGCTACAGAATTGTTAAGATTTGTAAGATCAATTGTTTGTTCAAGTTTTATATTATTAGGGTCAAAATAGTCTTGGAAAATTTTTGTGACAACACTTTTAATTTCATCGTCATTAACTCTGGAATCAAATCTTTTAACTATTATGAGTTTTGTCTGAGTGTAAATTTCTTTGTCCAATGTTTCTACAGGAAGAGATATTCCCAAATTAAAAGCCATATAAACAGGATCTGAATAAATTACTTCCGATGAAGTTAGTTTGATAGGATCAATAAATGATTCGATATATTGTTTTTGAGCATCTGTAACAAAATTGTTGTTTACTTTTATAGAATTTGCTTTTTGAAGTTTGGGAACCAAGTAACAATAAACGTTGTTAAAATTGCATGTATCAGCAAATGTAACTTGATTGTAAAGAACCCGACTCTCCAAAGAGGGATATTTTAGACCCAAATTGTAAAGATATTTTATATGTCCATCCAAATATTCTTTATTGTTTACCACTTGAACATCGTGAATAATGTTTTTAAAGGTGTTGGATATGTAGCTTTTAAAGTCTCCGGTTGTAATCAACCGATATTGTCTTTTAAACGTATTTGGGGCATTTTCTCTGATATTATCAACGGTTTCCGGTTGACCGAATGTTGTGGAGGGATCTGAATTAGTGAAAGTCAAAAATGCAAATTGACTGGGGGACATGTATGTTATGTTTTCGTTTTTGGTGTCATTTGTAACGGAGGTATAATTTGAACTGCTATATTGGAATAATCCGTTCCCGTCCAATGTCCCTACGCCGACCTCTCCGGGAGTGCCATCGCTTTGCAGATAATAAACAAGAACCTCATCACCACTTTGAAGTTTTTTTCCGGTTATATCGTTTCCAAATTTTATTTCATATCTTCCGTTTTCGTTGAAACGAAGTTCGTAAACTTCGTCTTGATTTTCATAAAGGAATAGATTAGGGACTTGTGACCAAAGTGACCATTTTTGTGTTACTTTATTTCTTACATAAACATTCATTGTGAAATGATCCACAAATGGAGCATTTCCGTTTTGGTCTACCAAAACAACCCGAACAACTTCATAAGGTTCACCAATCGCAGTATAAATTGGATATTCTACAAACCGTCCTTGGTAAAGAAGATTATTCTTGGACAATTGATCCAATGAAACTCCACCTGTTTCTGTTTTGGTGAAAGTCACATCTTCCTTAAAAGCATATTGAACGCCGTTGATGATGAAGTAGGAATATCTCGGTATAGTGTATGTTCCTACTGGAAGACTTTCACTTGCAGTTGTGTTGAAAGAAAGAAGACCCGTTTGATAGCCGATAGGTTTGTAATCGATCAACTTTACAATCCTATTCATGTTTTCATAAATTTCTGCCTGAGAAAACAAACTCTCCGAAGAAGTCTTGTTCAAATAAAACAAAAGAACATGATAGCTGTATGCAATAACATCCAAAAAGCTGTTAAAATTGCTTCCTTCAAAAATCTGGTCTGTAAACACACCGCCTCGATTAAGCTGATCGAGCATCAAACTCTTTAAGCTTTGAGCATCAAATGCAGCGTAGGCATTTTGCTGCAAGGGAAAATCTGTTTTTGAAATTTCGTTGGCCATAATCAAATAAAGTAGAATCCGCTATCTTTTAAAACTCCCTTAATACTTATGTTGGAAAGATTAAGAGAAGGCACATTGATGCGCATGTTTATGGTATATTGATTTTGATCATAATCCACATTCACGTTAATATTTAAAATGGAGACTCTTGGTTCAAATAATTCAGTTCCTTCAAATACAACTTTTCCTATAAGTCTGGCATTTGATTCACTCAAATTTGTGAATACAAATTGCATCAAATTCAAACCATAAACCGGATTTAAAATTTTCTGTCCGGGTAGTGTTGTAAACAGATTAAAAAGACTATTTTTTATAGCATCCAAATCATAATCTGGCTTTAAATCCTTGATTTCCAGCTTTTTATCTAATTCCGTTCCACGGGTGTAATTTTTTTCTAAATCAAAATGTATATCCTTATAAACATGGTCGTCTACCTTGGGTGGTTCCTGAAGAAAAGATAGGTTTATAGCAGCCATATTTTATAAATATTTAATATAAAAGTTTGTTTTTAAAGATAAATATTCAAGATGAGAAAATTTACGTCCTTATACGAATCATTTATTAGTCGATATACCCGTGGTGGATTTTTGACTGGTGATATTGTAAAATTTAAAGACGGTGCCCTTAAGAACGAATGGTTCAAAAAACAGGGAGGGGCTATTCTTGAGAAAGCCAAACAGTTCGCAGATAGCGGTCTTTTGATGCGAGTAAGTGCAGTTAAAACAAACCGTCCCAGTGTTCAGCCCGGATTTGTCGAAGCAAACAATGCTGATGATTTTTATTGCGATGTTACTCTCGAACTTGCTCCCGGTCTTTACAAGGATTTTCTGACTCTTCCTGCCGCTATTCTGGAATACAAAGATTATTATCCAAATCTTCCTGAAGTTCCTGAAGGTTTGAAACGGCCAAATGACAGCAACATCAAACCAAAAGAAATTGAGGAGGAAAAAGAAAAAGGTGCTGCCTATTTGAATCCCGCTTACCAAACTTCTCAAACTGACAAGGGTGATGGAAAAAATAGTCCCTCTGAAATCGAGCTAAAAAATACAAATGTCAAGATACCTTCTAAAACAGCTGAAGGGGCTAAAAATCCTAGCGTTGCGTCTTACACCTACAGTTATCTTCCTAAGAACCAATAATATTCTGTAATTTACAGATACAAGCAGAAAAGTTGATTTCCTGATCCAAAACCTGTTTGCTTCTGTATAAATGTTCCGATATTTCCAAAAAAGATTTCTTTCTTTTTTCGTTATCAATATCGGATTGAAACACAACTTCACATAATTTTTTCAAAAGATCCGGATAATCTGAATTAAAGGTTTTTTCGTTTTCTATAATATATTTTCTTATTGATACAAAATCTTCCTTGGAAAGTTTATTTAAAATATTTGCAGCCACATCCTCTAGGTTTTTAACCCCGTCATTTAAATTGATGGAAAGATCCAAAGAAGTTTGAAGTTCAAATATGATTTTTCGTATGTCCGGATAAAATGCCTTTACTTTGTTCGAAATTATTTCTTTGTTTTTTGAATTAATTTCAATTTTTTCATTTTTAAGAATGTTGATGCATCTTTCCAGACAATTTTTAATTGGAGGATTAAAAACATTTATTTCCTGAACCCGACTACGAATAGGTTCAATTATCCTGCTTATATCATTACATGTGAAAATAAACCTATTTGTTTCTGAATACTCTTCCAACATATTTCTAAGAGCTCGCATGGCGTCTGCCGTAAATCCATCAAACTCATCCAGTATCACAATTTGGATAGTTCCATTACTTGGCATGAGTTGAAGAAAGTTTTTTATTTCATCCCGGACTGTATCTATTCCACGAGTATCAGACGCATTTATATACAGATAATCACACCCCAATTCTTTTACTATGATTTTTGCCAAAGAAGTTTTACCCATTCCTTGTTTCCCATAAAGCAAAAGATGCGGTATGGTTTTCTTTTGTAGACAATTTTTTACAAATTCTTTTGTTTTATCGTCTAAAACAATTTCATCCAATGTTTTGGGCCGGTATTTTTCCACCCACAAGTTATTTGCTATATTCATATTTGATCGTAAATATATATGATATGGACAATAAGGTTGAAGTCAAGAATTTATTGGATCAATTAAAAGATGTTCAGGCATTATCAGAGTCTCCCAGAACACCCGAAACCAAATTAGAGAAGGAGCAAGTAGAAGATTTTGTCATACAGCAGTCTTCTCGTTTGATCAAAGAAACAAATGAACTCATTCTTTCAATGAAGGATTATATAGCACACAGTCCTGAAAGCAAAGAGATATTGGCAATATCCGAACTTATCAAAGCAAGCACTGCCGCTATAGACACTTTAAATAAAATAAATCTGGCTGAAAAGAAAGATAAAACTGCAAAAGAAATAAAACTTTTGGATATTGCTTCCAAAAAAGAATTGAAAAATACTGAAAATGAAAATCGTGTTACCTTCACTCGGGAAGAAATACTCAAACAATTGATGCAATCTTCAATAGGTATTGAAAGTGTCACCAAAGACGCTAAGAAACCGGAATAGTATCCAAAGCCGCTTTGTTTGTATAAGAAGTCAAAACGTCGGCGGCTCTGCTTCTTAATTTTGTTTGGTATTGAACCTGACCTTCTACAAGAGTTGTTAAAATTGTTGGAGGTATAACTTGCACGTTTGTGGATTTGCTATTCGGATTATAATTTGAATAAAATTCT